GACTCGTAAGCCATAAAGGCTAAGTCCTCAATGCTGATGCCTTGCTCACTGATGGTGCTTGACTTGCGTTTGTATTTGCGTTCCCATTGCACAACAACGTACAAACTGGTGGTGACTAGGTACGGGCCTTCGCCTGTATCCACGTTAAGTGTCAATTTCATGTCGGGTTCCTTTGTTTATGGCGATGTGATGTCTCGTGCGTATGTGCCGCCAATGAATGACGCGGTGATCATTGACAGTTCGCCTACAGCGCCTGTAATTGGGGTGTAGTCCACAAGCTGCATATTAATGATTGTGTACTCAGGGTTAGATGCTGACTCAACAAGGCCTGATGGGGAAATGACAAGCGACGTAGTGCCTGTGCCCAAGTTGGCAAACAATGTGGCCTCAACTTCACCAGCGCCATAGCTGAGATACATCTCAAGTTCTACAGACACAGTTTGCAAGCCCGGCACAAAACGATGGCCAGTATCACCAAAAGCCGTGCTTTCTAATGAGTCCACACCAAGTGTGATAGTTGCACTACGGCACTGGTCGGTCAAATCAACCAAAGCACCACCAGTGGTGGGCGCAAGGTTTACGGTTGGGTTAGTGAGGTAAGTGCTTGTGGCCACGTTGGTTCTCCTGTGTCAAACGGTGCCGGGTGCCGTATCTGTTGTTAGTTCTAGCAGATAATACTACTGCAGTGGGGTATCTCATTGCTTTTGTGCCTGCATAGCCATCTGCAGATCGTAGGCAGGGTAGGTAGCGCCACCAATTTCTAGTGATGACGGCTGGCCAGCCATGATCACAACTGACGAGCCTAGGACTGTGGCCACGATGTTGAGGATGTTCTCGAGCACTCCTTGTGCTGCTGTGCCACTGCCAATGATTTTAATTGGGATAGTTACGCGGATGATGTTGCCACCACCAGCGACAGTCTCAAAACTTGGGGCATCCAGAAAGACACAGTTAGGCACAATCTTTGTGGGGTCGCTAACTACCCGTAAGCCTGATACTGCTACCAGTGTGGCTTTAAGGTCGGCCATAGCCTCGTTGAGAAGCCCTGTGGCAGGCATTAGGCAACCTGTGGGCGGTCTATGCCCAAGAGCTGTTTAATCATCGGTGTCATGGCGCTGACAGGTGCGCTACCCATGCCATCAAATGTGGCAAAGGTGTCCTGAACTGAGCCACGAGCACGCCAAAGTGCAGCTGCATACATGAGCGTGCCAAGGGTGGCATCGTGGCCCGGCGAAGTTGTCAAGCTGTCAAAGTAGCCAGACTCTTGCCTACGCCTGTAACAGAAATCACTAGCTGCATTAGCGGCCTGTGTAGCCAAGGTGTAGTCATCGCTGGGGTTAGTGATATCTACGCCAAGGTATGTGATCAACTGGGCCGTGGTAAGCCACGTGCAGTTCTGCGTGTAAGTAATCGTGCCAGTAGCGCTTGCTGTGCGTTCAACGTCTGTGCCGGTACAAGCAAACAGCACCTGATTAGGGATGCTGACATTGCTGTTAAAGAGCAGGTCGCCCTCAGTGTCTATGCCGATGTACTCATACTTGGGCATGGCATAGACAACGAAGGTGCCGTTGAAAGGTGCAGCAACACTGGCGACAGTGATGGATTGCCCCACCTCTATTTGAGTGTCGGTCAGTGTTTGTAGCACTGCATAGTTGTCTAGCAGTTGCTTGAAAGTGACTGTGTATGTAGCCATGGCGGCATACCGCCTTTTGCTTTACGCGATTGCGATTGACTGAATGAAACTTGACTTAGCAACGAAAGTTGAGAAGTAGCCGTAGTACGAGAAGGTGCGGCTCAACGTGCTTGGGTTAGCAATGCTGAGAACGCCTTGCTGAGCTTCATATATTTCAAATCCAGGTGCATAAGTTACCAACATGGTCGAGGCCGCAAAATTGTTGTCAACCACTAAAGTCAACCCCATTACATCCATTGAGTTGTAACCAAGACCGCCAACGCGTCCAAGCGAGTTCTGACCAAGAACACCATTTGTGGTGTAGCCAAGTACAGGGCGCTTGTTTGCATCGAGCTGTGCGCCCAATTTTTCCCATACATCTGGTGACACGCACAAGTGAGTTGGGAAGTAGTTGCTGTCCTCTGCAATTTCGCGTGCTGCGTCATACAAAGAGTTAATCAGTGATGTTGGGTCACCAGCGGTAACAGTCCAAGTAGAACCTGATGCTGTTTTGCCAGCAACAAGTGCATCTGCTGCAATGTTGTCCGTAGCGATGAGGTATTCACCAGCAAGGTCATTGAGGATGAGGTTCATTGCTGCAGGGTCTGTGAAGTCCATGTCCTGCATTGTGAGGGTGACTTGGCCAGCGACAGTTGCTTTAGTAACTGTGTTAGAAGCAATGACCATGGTTGTAGCAGATACTGCTGAGCCTTCGGTTTGTGTTGCTGCACTGGTGTGAGTCGTGATGGTTGGGCGTACAAAAGTCTTGCTTGGGGTGTTCGGCATTGAGCGAGCACCAAAGGCTGAGACAACTGGACGCACGAAGTTGAGGTCTTGGAACAATGGCCCAAGAACTGGCACTGGCAAGAGTCCGGGTGTATCGGTTGTAAGAACGTCACCAGCAGCTGCTTGAAGTGCTGTCTGCTGATCGCGTACTGCTTCTTTGTATGCAGCGTTTACATTGGCGAAAGTGTCGCCACCTGCGTGCATTGCTGCCAAGTACTCGCCTGCTGATGGCATAGCAAACTTCCGTTTTGGCTGTGCGAAAAGAGCTGATGCTTGGATTACTTCTGGGGCTGGGGTTTCTGACACTTCGGTCTCCTCTGACTCTGTGGGTTCAGGCTCATCGGGTGCCGTTTCTGTATTATTGCTGATTTCATCCTCTGATGTGGGGATACTCGCTGCAACATCTGTGATGGTAGCACCGCTAAAGGCTGGCTGTGGTACAAGTGACAACTCCATCCAGTCGGCTGCTTCTACGATCATGACACCATCTTCGTTGTACGAGAACTTGGTCGGGTTCACGCCAACGCTTACAGAGTCCAAAACTCCGTCAGCTGCAAGCACCAGTGCCTCATCGCCAAGCGCTGTGGTTGAGACTTTGGCTGTGAAATACATGGCTTCTTCGTCATCGCTGCGCTCAGTCACAAGGCCGATGGCCTGAGTAGAGTCGTGGCTCATATAGAGCTTTGGCGCTTTGCCTTCTGTGGGCAAACTGCCCGGCAAAAAAGAAACTGTCTGACCACCAGAGACTGTGGCTTCTACGTTGTATGGCAAAGCAATGCCTGTGATGGTGCGCTTAGGGCTGCCATCTTGGGCTGCATCTATTGAAAATGTTGAGCTGGTAAAGCGCATCATGCTAGGGACTCCTGTGTGTTTTCTTTTGGTCGGTCTGGGCTATCCATTTTGTCTGCTACATAGTTTTCCTCTAGGTAACTGTCTGTATCAAACTTTACATAGGTGCCACGCGGTAGCACGTTATTCATTGACAGCGTTGAGGCTATGCAATCGGCGTATGGCTTAACACCAAAGATGTAGAGATCAGCGCGTGATTGCTCACTGCTGGTGTAGGCATAAGCGCCAGTGGACACGCCTACTAGGTAGGGGGGAACACCACATAGGCGTGCCAAATCTAGGGCGCTGTACTGTGCTGACTCAATCATCAGCATCTTGTCTGGGGTTGCAGTGCTGGCTTCGTAGCTTAGGAACTCGTTTAGTACAGCGGTCTGGCTGGTTAGTCGTGCCTCTTGAAACGCTGCGCCAATCTCTGAAAGTTCCTGAGCACTAAGCGGTTCGCCGCCAGTTTGTTTCAATACGCCACTAGGCAAAGACGACTGGGCGTTCTTGTAACGGCTTTGCTCAATCTTTAACGCTGTCGTAATGGTCTGCTCTGAACTGTAAACAATGCCTTGAATAGGGCTAAGGAACTGGACAATGTTGCGGTAGTCAAGTTCGTTGCCAGCAAAACTTATGGATTTAGACGGGTGGAAAAAGACCGGGCCTTGCTCATCCAAAGTTGTGATAGAGCCTGCAGGCAAACGCTGGAACTTGGTTGGGTAACCATCAACTGTGCGCTCTGTGATGTACCAAAAGGCACGCCCGTAAAACAGCAGATCGTCAAGAGTCCACGCCATAAGGAAGTTGTAGGTGACGGCTGGGTCGGGCTGGCGTAGCCAAGACCTAGGCGCTAACGGCACCTCTTCCATTTCGCCAGTGGCGTCATCAAAGATTTCGCCGTACATTTTTAGTGGCATACAACCAATAACAGAAGCCAACAAGTCACGTGATCGAGACACCGTTGCGATGGTCATGGCACGCTGACGAGCTGCGCCTTCTTGGTAGTTATAGAAGTTGTCTATCGGGTTTTTGCTAATGCCTGCTGGCGCGTACCCCACAGCGGCCTGCACTGATGGCGTGGAAATAGCGGCCTTAGTAACTGGCTTATTGAAAATACCCATAGCGGTAGTATGCCACTTTCTGCCGGGTGTGTGTGGTACTGCCCTGCTCATCCCGACAACGCCCAGAGCAGTACCAGAAATAGTTTAGCGATTAACGATGACCATCATCGGCTTACCAGCCTGCTTAGGTCGTGACGCTAAAGCGGCAGCCCAAATGGTGCAGCGAGCCAACTCAATCGGCCCGGGACTGCGTTTGCTAGATAGGGCTAACTGGTTGCTTTGCATAATTGCCACTGATCTGTTCATGTGTTCAGCAAGGTTTTGCTCACCTTGGTGCACCAGTTTGGCATCGTTAATCTGTGCCCTAACCAGTGATGTGTAGCGCAAAAGTTCGCCATAGCCCACCACCTTGGTTCGCCTAACTAACGGCAACGGCACATGATGCTCTAACGCTGGCGTGACGGCAAGCTGCAAAGTTGGGTGCTCAGTGCAGGCATCCATCATGGCCTGCTGACACTCAGCCAAAGATTGCACCACAAACTCAACCGACACATGGACTACGCCTACATCATCAACAGCTGCACGAATAGCCACATAGCGTGAGCCATCGAGCGACGAGTCACAAGCTAGCCAGCCATTGTCTGGGCCTTGAATATCTGACAGGCAAGCATCCCACTGTCCCGGCTGTAGCCAGCAAGCGTCAGCGTTTACAAACTGGTTAAGGCTTGCGCGTAGGAATGATGATCTGTCTGGGTGGTCAGCATCTATCAACATTGACTGCAGCTCTAGGGTTTGTCCTAGTGCAGGGTTTGCCCAACCCCACCAACTTGTATCCATCACATCAACACCCGGCGGCGGCGACCACTCCGCAAAGTAAAAAGCCCCGGCACGTTGCTCACCAATAAGTGACAGCCCAAGTTCCCTATATCGAAGCATGGCTGTGGAAGCCTCGGTGCCAGCCGTGGAAGTCATCACCATCATGGGCGAGCCACCAGCAGTGCGCACGTTACGAGCTTTCATAGTTGGGCGCAAAGAATGAGCCATCACAGCATCATCCACTGCGTAGATTTCATCAACCCAGATCAGGTCAGCCGATAAACCCATCCCTGCACTAGGCGTGGCGGCCTTAATAAACCAGCGGCTGCCGTCAGGCATTTGCAACTCCATACGGCCATAACCCCACTTGGGTTTGGCGTCAAAATACTGCTCCAAAATTGGCGCAAGAAATTGGTACTGCAAGTTAGCTAGTGGTAACTCATGGGCAGAACTGATCACAGTCTGAGGCTTGCCTCTAAGCGCTGCAATGCTGGTTAGCCAAGTGCCAACTATTGCCTGCCCGAGTACGGTCTTTCCGTTTTGTCTGGCAACGGTAATAAGCCCGGAACGATTAACAAGATCACCAGACTCATCAGACTCAAGCAAACCCATAGCAGCATGCACCTGCCAATCCATAAGTTCAACCTGCATATATTTACGCGCAAACTCAACCACCAAAGGTGCGTACACAGAAAGTCCCGTGGTCACAGTTTCCAATCTGGGCAAAACCCGACCACTTCCCGACAGCTCAGGCCAGTCCTCGCCAGTTCCCGCCAGTTCGCTGCCACTTGGCGTTATCTTGCGTAAAG